AATTCATTCTAATCCCCATCAAGGCATGCGACAAATTTACATTGCACATTAGAAATGCCAGGTAAAACACTTGTTACTGTAGGAGGACCATCATACCTATATCTTAAACCTAAAGGAACTGCATCAACGTATCCTGCTAAGTTTCCTAACGAACCATCTGGCGTAGTATGACCTGTCTTGCCTATACCAGCCAAGCCTGACTCACTATTAAAAGTAACAAAATCATAGACAGAATTTACTTCTCTATAATTTTCTAAAATTTTAAATGCTTGTTCATCAGTAATATTATTAAAATTTAATGTTAATTTTGCATTTACCTGTTTGTTACCATATCTCATTACAACCTTTGCACCATTTTGTGATTCAAATTCTGTTTGAGGATAAACTCCAGGAGTATAAGTTCTTGATGTAGGTTTTATATCTGAAGGGAACGGTATTTCTGTTGGCATAATTTAATTTTCAGCAAATTGTATTCCAGCATAATCCAAAGTTCGTAATGTACCTGTTGATGTCACAGGCTGGTGCGTTCCAGTGATCTGCACAAAACCCTCTTCAGTATATGTTATAGATTCTACTCTATATATTCTATCTGTACTTGTAGTTTTTTCTATTGTAAACACAGCACCTCTGAATGTACCAGTTGCCCTACCGTTTTCATTGACGGTCAATCTTGCTGCCTTAGGATTACCAAATTCTTCTAATTCTCCATTTATTTCTTCAAAAGCTTTCCAATAAAATATCTTCTTTCCAACTGGATTAGTTGACCCTTGCGACTGTATAACACCATCAGCAGAAATAAATCCATTTTCAAAACGGTCATTATGTGTTATTTCAGAAAAAACTCTAATATAGTCACCTGGTTGTAATGCCATACCCGCATCAGGTATAGTTTCAAAACTTATTCCATGATCTACAAATTTTCTTACCATCAAAGCGTATTTAGCAAATACTTTTGCATGGTCAACAGATGTACAAAAATTAGACATATCAAAGATCTCTCTTGGGTCTTTTTCAAGATTTTCATCCTCCTCCGTATCTTTACCTTTAAATCGAATATCAAGGACTTTAGTTTCTGGAAAACCATTCTCCACTTCTTCTCTATATAAAACTCTTGCTTGAAAAAGTTGCCGTTCTTCTGGGGAGAGAAAACTAACTTTTAAATTCCTTGTATTACCGTCAGTAAATAAAGCTTTTGGTAGTTCATTTGCATTTACCCCTCTGTTTATCTCAAAATTATCTTTAAAAGGCAAAGTAGGTACTAAGGAGAATTGCCCTCCTTTTATTGTGAAATCAAGTAAACAAAAGGCAGCATTTTGATAGATAAATTCTCTGATATTTTGTTGTTGAGTTATTGCACCATCCCAGAAAAATTTATTTGCTTCACAAAATTTTGCGGCTGTTATCATATCATCTTCATTTATCTGTGTCTCACCAATTAAATTACCCGCTCCATTGACCTGATCTGTAAGCAAATGAAAGGCAATGTTAGGAAATAAATTTGATGATTCAATCGTTCCATTATTAGCTAAGTTTTTAATTTTTATACCGTTTTTAACGTAAACCGATAATTGTGAGAAGCTTTGAAACTCTTTGGAACTATTCATTATTAACCCAACATTTGATAAATTTGTATATAGCATCTCTTGATTATTTATCATTTCATTTACATAAGTAATCTGATGTTCTGGTTGATCTAGATGTGAAGGACGTTCTGCATCAAACTTTATATAATCTGCTATCGCATCAAAAGGATTTAAGTTTTGACCTTCAGGCCAAGGTTCTGTTACAAATTGCCCTAACTCAACACTACATATAACGCTTTGATTGTCACCATCATCGAAATCTATTTTTAATACATCGCCTTCTTCATATCCAGTACCTCTATTCTCTATTGTCCATCTTTTAGCACCGTCTGTATATTGCTCTACTTTCAATTCCAAACCACTTCCAGATTCTCCAGATCCTTTACTAGGAGTTACATCTGTAATCCCATTATTCATTGTTAAATTCTTAGGGTATCCAGAAGACATCGTTACAGGAGGAACTACCTGTCTAGATTTAACAATAAAATATTCTTCTATAAAATCATCATCACTATCTGTAACCCCTTCACCAACGTGATACCTAAATCCGTCCTTAAAAACAGCAATATCTTCTCTATTTGCAAAACGTGGAACTCCTCCCTGTCTTTCTTTCACGCTGGTTCTACCAACCTCGCCACCTGCTATAAAAGTAAAAATTGTACCACCTCCTCTTCTGATCTGTTTTGTTTTTACTTTAAAGTCATCTTCATCTTCATCATTATGACTTTCATAACGGTTATACTCGACAATAAATTCTTCAATGACAGGAATCGTTCCAACAATATTTCGATCAAAAGCTAACACTTGTCCTTTTTCAGCTTCAGTCGCTAAAGGTATCTCTCCTAAAAACCACTCAGGATTACTTGCTCTGTTAGGTGTTAATTGATAATCTGATTCACCGTTAAAAAATACTTGATATTCTCCTTCCTGAGGAATTGATGCTAATGTCGTTCCAGTTAATAAATTAATTGATTTTCCAACAAACTCTTCCTTAATCTTGTTTCCAGGGTAAGGTTCTAACTTGAACTCTCTTAATTCCGCATTTGAATGAGTAATCCTTATAAAGTTATATTGGGGTTGAGGTGTACGGCCTAAAACAGCAAAGGGCTTTTCTCCAATATGTGTCCATGTATCTTCACCTACTGTTCTTGCATATAATTTAAAGAAACTATATCTTTTTACATATTTACTCATCTGACCTAAAGAGATGTTTCCATCTTTCTTTTCATAATCATGAACGACACCATCTTCCGCCAATTCACCTGCGCTGTTAACTCCTAACTCTTCTGGTCCACCATCATAATATTCCCAATATCCAGGATGACTGTTGACATTTGCAAATCCAGTAATCTGTTTATTGACAATAGATTTCAAGCCTATCTCAGTTGCGTCACATTTATAACTATTTGTGATAACACCGATTGCACATTTTTGTATAAGTAAAGTTTCAAAAGGATTATGAGCAAGTCCAACAGGTTTGACCTGTACTTTTCCTGACTCAATAATTTTAAATTTAAAATTTTTTACTTTACCTTTTTCCCAAATACCTGAATCATGACTAATTAATATACCGATTGCTGTACCAACCAGGTATTGTTCACCTATAGCTAAGGTATCATCAGTATTTTCACGATCAGCATTGATAGAAGACGTAACATCTTCAGCACCCCAATCACTAAAATCAAATTCCTCATTTGGATCTTGATCTGATATTTGATATGTAACTAAATCATTTTTAGAAACATCTAAGTTTTCATTATTATCAGGATTTAATTCTGTGTTACCTCTTTTAACTGATATTATTGCTTGATACCTAGGGAAATTTGTTTGTACCTTTTGTCGTTTGATAAATGTTTTATCTTTTATTGCTCCATCCAAATTATTCTGTACCAGTACTAACTCATACGGAAGCATAAATCTCATGCTATTCGGTACTGGATTGTAATTACCAAAAATATTCTGAGTAGAAGGAGTACGAGTACCGCAAAACATATTACTGACAAAAGCTTTTGCACGGTCACTATCAATTAAAGGCAATTCAATCCCATCACTTGAAAAATGTCCATTTCTTGCTAATTCTCTCTCTAGATTGCCTTGTGGATATTTATTTGGTCCTACTCTAAATTTTCCATCTCCATCTGGACTACCGTTATACCAAAACAGTCTAAACTTACCTTCTGAATAATTTTTTAATAAGATATCACCTATCGCATATCCATTAAAATCAGGACTTTGACCAAGTTCTCCAGAAGATAGATTAAATATTGCTTTTATCTGTTGCCCTTTACCTAAACTTCTCATTTGTGACCAAAGAAGTTGCGTATTTACTCTAACTCCACCGAATTGTTTATCTTCTATTCTATGAAACTTAGAAAAGACCAAGGGAATAACAGCACCAAGCTCTGCAAGTTCCTGTGCTGAGTCAAAACCAGTTTGAGGTGCAAATCTTCTGACACCCTGTTGTCCAGCCGTTGTTAAGCTTGGAGGAGTTTTAGGTGGTTTTGGCTTTGGTGTAAGAAAATATGCAATAGCAGTAAATATTAATCCTATAACTAATTGAGCAGCAAAATTACCTGCAAAAGCAGCACTAAATAATGCACCTATAGGGCCATTAATTACGTAGGGTATATTGTCATATTCTTTTGGTCTATTACCGTTAAGACTTGATGTGTATCTTAAAAATTCAAAGTATTCTTCTTCGCTTATACCTAACTGCTGACAAAGTTCCTGCTCAAAGGGTAATAAGATTTTTCGATGTCCAAGCTGTTTATGGGGTTCCATCGAACCATCCGCTCTCCGCAATTCAGCCATCCATTTTCCCAGTAAACAGCAAGACCATATCCATTACTAGATTTACATAATGCTACTGTACCTATTTTAAACTCATTTGTCTCGTTTCCCCAATTTTCTAATTGTTCTTTAAAAATAGAAAAATCTTTTCTTCTAACTCTTCTATACCAATCTCTTGTAGGTTCTGGTGAGTTTATTCCGTAATATTTTAAAACATGTCTTGCTAAAGAAACACAATCTGCTGCTTTATGTCTGTCAGGATCAGCACCTAACCTATATTGCAAACCAATAAGCTGATGCGGTTTCATAAGGTTTGAATATTAGCAGTACGAGGAAGAAAACCTACAATAGCAGTAGTAAAAACTCTGTTGGGAGCAGTCGTTCCAACAGCATCAATAGAACTGCTTAATAATACTTCTATAGTTGTTGCATCATAAGCAAAAGAAGCCAAAAGCCAGTGCTCTGTAGTCAGAACATGATCGACAGTAAAGTCTTCTTTCATCTTGCATACACTGACTGTTACATTACATCTATTTTTTAAAGCATCATTTACATGATTCATTGCAACAGAATTGTTAGCAAGAACTATTTGAGCTTCTAAATTATCTCCTGATTTAGATTTTGCAGCACCTTGATATATAAAAGGTAGAAACTTAAATTCTTCTGTATCCTTTTGTATTTTATTAGAAGCCGCAGCAGGGTTATTCATATCTCCTTTTAAGCTATTCTGAAATCGTTCAGTAGCATTAGGGTCGTTAGGATGCTTTAACTCTAAAAAAGTTGTCAGATATGTAATGCTCATAAGCCTAATGTTGCACGTTGACTACGAGAGTTTTTCAATGCTGAAAAAGCCTGTGCCCTTCCAGATTCACCACCACGTTTTGCAGCAGTATTTATTATTTCAGGTACAGCAGATTTTGGAACGTATTCATCTCCATTAAAGTTAAGGACAGGGCCAGTGTATTCAACGATTGTATTACCAGAAGTACCTGCAACCGTACCAGACGCACCAGAACCTCCTGGAATGACAGCACCACCTCTGGCACCTGCGGAATATCTAGCCATCGCTCCAGACATCTTGGAGGACGGGATAACGTATTCTGGTTCACCACCTTCACCAATCATTCCAAGAGTAGGAGAACTAACAACTCCACCGTATTGAAAAGCCTTGAAACTACCTGCTCTGTTAAATGCTCCTTGTTTTGCTACAGCTAAACCAAAATTTTGCGAACCTAAACCAAGGTCAGCAGAACCAAATGGTACAGCACTAGGTCCTGGAGAAAAAATATTTCCAGTAAAAGCATTACTAAATAAACCCAAGATTCCTCTTTGAACGCTGTTGGCAATCATTCGAGCAGCCATATCTAAAAAATGATCTCCAATCCTTTGGAACATATCAGCAAATGCCTGTTGAACACTTCTAGTTCCTCTTATAATATCTTTGAAAGATTGAGAGAAAGAAGTAGCAATAGCTTCTGAAGCAGCAAGTACTTGGAATATAGGATTTTGTAATTTAACCATTTCATCATTTAAATTTTTAACTTGATCTTTAATTGCAGAGAAAGCTAAAACTCCTGATTGTCCAAATTGACCTTGAGCTTCATTTACTAATGAAAGTTGCTCTCGAAGTATCTTTAAACCTTCAATAGTATCTTTAATAGTTTGATCTTCTGTTTCTGCAAATTTTTTCTCAAGTGCTTTAACTCTCTTATCTACGATGCTTTCCACACCTAAACCTGGAAGATCTCCTAATAGACTTCCTCCTGTAGTATCCTTTATACCTCTTACTCTATCTAAAAACTTAATTTGTTTTGCTTGTTCTAGTTGATCTCTTTGTCTTGCTTTGATTTTCGCTCTAATCAGAGCTAATTCTATCACCTCTGCTCCATTAATAAGATTTTGTCGTAACAACTGTGTTGCTTGTTGATCTCCAATCTGTTTTCTTGCTTCAAATATTTGTTGTGCTAATTTTGCTTGACGATTTGATCCTCCTAAAGCTTGAAAAGCTCCACTATCAGATCCAAAAACTTCTACTAATGATTTTCTTAATCTAGGATTGTCAAACTCTTTAAAACCTTCTAATAAACCAAAAGCCTCTTCTTTTGTAACTCTAAATCTTTTTGCTAATTCATCAATATCTTTAGCAATTAATTTACTACTATTACCTGCAGTTGAAAATCTTGCATTTAAGACAGCTAATGATTCGTTAAATTTTTGGTTTCTATCAATTGCAGAACCTATAGCTGTACCAACAATTGATAATGCAAATCCAAATTGACCACCTATCAAACCACCTGCAAGTCCTCCAACTCCACCACCAACGGCTGCAGCACCTGTCTGTCCAAATAAAAGCGGAAAAGCACCACCGATAAGAGCACTACTTGCAGCATTTCCAAAAGTTCTTTGGTATCTAGGATTCCCTGTTGTGCTACCTCCAATTTTTGTACCTTTTTTAGGTCTTGGACCAATAGGAAAACTATAGGCATTAGGATCTCCTGATAAATCACCTCTTCTAAATCTTTCAAAAGAAACTGTTCTTTCAGCTTCTGCTATAAGTTTATTTCGTTCTCTTAATCCATCCGCTACTGCTCTATTGGCTCTTACGAAATCTTGAGCAGCAATCGTAGCACTTTTTGTTCCAAGAGCTACTTTATTAAAATTAGTAGTGGCTAAATTTAGATTTTTATTAAGACTATTAGTACTTCTTACTGATAATTTAACTCCATGTAAATAATCAGCAAATATAGACCCTCTACCTTTTTTTCCAGCTAATAATTTATTTATTCTATCAATACTGTTAGATGATTGATTTAATTTTTGAGTCAAGCGATTAACTTGATTCATTCCTCTAATCGCTATATCAATCGAAGCTTCTGCTCTTGCCACAACAAATATTTTTTTTTATTCTACCTACGTCTGCGTATTTTTTCCATTTCTTTCTGTTGATCTTCATTTAATACCTGAAAATAAGCACTCCAACCCAATACTTCTTCAAGAGTCATTTTTCTAACATCAGATAAACTCATTCCTAATTCTTTTGCTATACCAAACTGCAACATCATAAAATTATCTTTACGCAGTTCAGCACTTAATCTTTTGGGTCAATAGTCTCTTGTTCCTCCTGTATAATACTAAGCATTAGCTTTTGTAAATCACTATCTCTCACTTCATTTTTTAAAACATCAATTTCACCTAACTGAAATAATTTCACACCATTTTCATCTTGAGCCTTTGTTATTAATAAACGTAATGCAAATTGATTTGTATCATCAAATTGTAAACCTTTCTGAGCTTTTTCTCTTTCAGCTAATGTCAAAGGTGTGACCCACATCTCAAAGACCGTTCCATCAGATAATGTAACCTCTTTTTTTGTTGCTTCAAGGTTTGCAGCTTTACGCAAACGATCAATCGCTCGCATGGTCTTGTTTGATGCCATAAATTATATATATTTACTATTATATTATATCAGCCATTTGTAAGTTATCAATAACTATGATTTAGATAAATCAAATGTAGGCTGTGCAGAAGGTCTGAACTCTACACTTACTGATTGTGGATCGTCAGGGTTAACACTGAACCCAGCAGATGTTAATGTCGCATCAAAACTTATAAAACGGCTTAATGTATCACTTACAGTGCCACCAGTAAACACCTGATCTATATAAAGCTTAAATGAAGCACCCACCTGTTGCCTTTGTAAAACGTCCTTAATCATTCTGTTAGCAAGAGTTGTATCTTCATCTGTCATATAAACAGTTGCAGAACCAGAACCATCACCAAAACCTGATATAAATTTTCTAAATGGAACAAACTGTCCTGGTGTTCCTCCAATAGTTGTTACATCAATCTCATCTCTAGTAATTTCAAACGTCCATTCTCTAACCTGAGAAACACTCTCATGGGCGCTATAAGCTACTTGAAATACGTTTGGAGAAGCAGCAGTTCCAGTATCAGTAATATCAACAGCAGATCCACCATTAGTAGCTGAAACTGTCAATGCTCCTGTTGCAGCAGTATATGAGGCAACGAAAAATGTATCTGAAGTAGTCAGACCAGCAGGTAAAGTTCCTGTTCCTGATCCACCTGTCTGAGAATTAACAACAGAAAATTTAACAGGATCTCCTACCTCAAAATTTAAAAATGGATCGACTGTAATTGTTTCCGTACCGATAGTAACGTCACTTGAGTTAAAAGTTCCAATAGTACCAGCAGGTTTATAGTAAAGAGCACCAGAGGTACCAGATAAACAAGTAGCTGCCATAACGTAAATGAAAGACCTAATTATAGATTAGCGTCTTTTCTGCAATTTGTTTAGCTTAAAACAGTAGCAACATAAGATGTTTCTATTCTTCCTTCAAACAAAGGAGGAGTTTCTGTTGTAGAAAAAGTTGGGCCTTCAATATTGCCAGTTTTAAAATAAACACCCGTATTAGTTTTAGCAGTGTTATTGAGAGTCTCTAAAACATTAACAGCAGTAGTGACAAGAGTTTGATTTCTTGCTGGCCCTTTACCTTTTTCAGAATAAACACGAATAATAATTGCACCTCTTGCAGTATCAACACTGGAAATGAGAGTCACTTCATTTGTTATTCCAAAAGTAATATTTACTCGTACATATTCTGTAACACTTCCAACTGGTGCAGCAGTAATGTTATCAAAAAAAACAGGAACAGAAGGTGATAATCCAGAAAATGCTGTAAGCATTGGATTCTCAACGGCTGCTCTAATTGCTTGATAATTCATTTTTTACGTTTAAAACCCATTTTCAAACCTTCTTCAAGACTTTGTTTAAATTCACCACCTTTTAAATAAGTAGAATACCAATCTAAAGGTGCAGTAATTTTTGCTTTGCCATCACCACTAGAAATATCCCCTCTAAAAGTTGTTGAAGTTATATCTCTTTTTCCACTTTTTACAATCTCTCCTTTTGGATCTGGTTGTTCTTTGGGTGGAAAAAACCTACCTTCTACTAGGTCTAATGCGTATTTAGCCCATTTAGATGTGTTAGTAATTTCAATTTTCTTCACCTGTTCTTTTTGTTTTAAAGAAAGCTGTGGCACATTATTTAAGTTATAAGGAAAAGAACCATTAGAAGCTGAAGCTCCTTCTTTTTGTTTTGAAATTGCAATCCAACTATCTCTAAATTTTCCAGACCAAACTGGTCCTTTTTCGGCTAAATCATTCATAACTTGCACCGCAGCATTTCTAACTCCATCATTTATCTCTGCCATAATATCATCTGTCAAAAGACCTAAGCGAACATCTCTTTTTCTTGTTCCAAGAACCCTTCTACCTCCCTTAGTAATAAAACCTGTTGGTTTATACTCAGCAGCCATTATTGAATCCTCACTGATAAAGAATGATATACAGGTGAATCACCTCTATATGTTGTTACTGATGTAATCTTACCCTCTACTGTAGAACCTGACTGCGTATATTGAACACGATCTGCCTGTGTCGGATAATAATCTCCCAACTCATTAGCACCAATTAATACTCTCACATTTGT